TTTCCGACGGTCGCAACCATTTTACTCACACTCATGATAGTAGCCAACTTTATACTATCAATGACGTTAATCCATACGTTGAAGCCTTCTTCAAGTGGTGGGAATCAGACCTACACAAGACGCTCAAAGAACTACGAATCACCGGAGGAGAGCCACTCATGTCAGGATACACATGGCGACTCATCGAATGGTTCAAAGATCACCGAGGCGAGAGTAAAACACGGCTTGCTATAAACAGCAATCTAGGATTTGAACAAGATAAATTAGAGAGACTATTAGATGCTACAGAAGGTATTGAACTGGATCTATACACCAGTAATGAAAGCATTGGTAGACACGCAATATATATACGTGATGGCCTGGATTGGGATCAATGGTGCGGTAATGTTGATTATCTATTGGCTAGTGGTCGCCTGCGTGGACTACATGTCATGTGTACCATAAACGCCTTATGCCTAATTAGCTTGCCAGAGTTCTTAGGAATGATTATTAAACTTAAACAGAAACATGGTAAAGATGCAATTAACTTTAGTCTAAACATCTTACGCTTTCCTAGCTTTCAGAGCCCATTGGTATTGCCATTAGAAGTGCGTGACGAATGTGTTAGCCAATTGATTCCGCTGAGTGATCTCAATGTAGATACATTACATGAATTTGAAATTAATCAAATTGGTAGATTGGTTAAATATCTAAGGGCAGTGGATAGCCCACACAATGGAGCATTAAGTAAAGAAATCCTACAACGTGACTTTAAGAACTTTTACGAGCAGTATGATCAACGCCGAGCCAAGAACTTTAGACATACATTTCCACAATTAACAGAATGGTACGATACGCTATGACAGATAAAGAAAAAGATTATTACGCAAACTATAACTACAATGATCGTAAACCGGTTTACATCAGTGAAGATGAGTTAACTGAACAACAAAAGCATCGATTGATTAAAAGTGATGTATTTTGTATTGTTCCGTGGGTTCATATGCATGCTCTACCAAATGGGCGTGCTCATCCTTGCTGTATAGGAGATTTTGAATTACCAATTGGTGATGTTAAAAAAGATTCTATGGAAACTGTGTGGAATAGTAAAGAGTATAGGGCTATGCGCACAAATATGCTAGAAGAAAAACCATGTAAAGAATGTTCTCGATGCTACGAACAAGAGCAATCAGGATTTGTAAGTATGCGCAATAGCTTAAACAAAAACTTTGGTCACCACATTCCGTTAGTCGATAAAACTAATACCGATGGATCATTGGATGAATTCAAATTATATTATTATGATATAAGATTTAGTAATTTATGCAATATGAGCTGTCGTACCTGCGGAAGTATCTTTAGTAGTAGCTGGTATGGAGAAGATATTAAAATGTACGGTAAATCTGATAATCCACAGATTATGTTTGCAGGACGAACAGAAACAGACATGTGGGAACAAATGTTGCCACATATACCAAATATTGAACAAATATATTTTGCAGGTGGTGAGCCGTTGATCATGGAGGAGCATTATAATATTCTTAAAGAACTTGTCCGCCAAGAAAGATTTGATGTTAGATTAGTATATAATACTAACTTTAGTCGATTAAATCTTAAAAACGAAAATGTATTAGATTATTGGAAATTATTTAAGAGTGTCAGTGTTGGAGCGAGTCTCGATGGCATGGGGGAACGTGCTGAGTATATTCGTAAAGGAACAAAGTGGGATGACATTGTGCGGAATAGAGAGCAAATGATGGAAATTTGTCCTAAGGTAGATTTCTATATTAGTTCAACGGTTAGTCTTTACAATGTAGGACATGTTCCTGATTTTCATAGAGATTGGGTAAACAAAGGATTGATAAAACCACAAGATTGGAATATTAACATATTACAATATTCTGAAAGAGATCGTATTGATGTGTTGCCAAAAGTTTATAAAGACGAATTAACTAAAAAAATATTAGAACATATATATTGGCTTGGTCCTAAGGATCATCTGAAACGTGCTACCAATGGATATAAATCATTATTGACATTTATGAATGGAGATGACAAGAGCCATTTATTAAAAGAGTTTTTTCGTGTAAATGATCTCATGGATGTTCATCGTCGAGAAAGATTTGTAAAAGTATTCCCGGAATATGAAGAGCTGAGATCATATGTCAACGCTTCCTGAGAAAATTTGTATACTCCCCTGGATTAGTGTTGAAACTAGTCCTATAGGAACCGCACGTCCTTGCTGTCTGGCTAAAGATGAAATAACCTATTTTGATGAGCAAGGATTTGAACATAAATTTAATCTTAAGACTCATACATTAGAAGAAATTTATCACAGTCGGTATATGCAGATCCTGCGCAGAGATTTCTTGTATGGGAAGAAGCCTGAAACATGCCAGCGTTGTTGGGATGAAGAAGCCGCTGGTCGTATAAGCAAGCGAATGAACAGCCGCATTAGATTGAAAGAGTATTATGATCAAGTTGATTGGAATAATCTCAATCCTGATCAACTATGGTTTATTGATCTTAAACTAGGTAATATCTGTAATCTTAAGTGTCGTATATGTGGCAGTTGGTCAAGCAGTAAGTGGGCTAAAGAAGAAATAGATTATATACCAGGTATAGATCGCAAAACACATCTTGCTTATAAATTCCTACAAGCAGGAGCATGGCCAAGAGAAAATGAATTGTTTTGGGAAAACTTAAAAACATTATTACCCAATATCAAGTATTTTGAATTTACCGGCGGTGAGCCATTCCTAATAGAACAACATTTTGAACTATTGCGTTACGCAGTTGAAACAGGTAACAGCAAACATATTGAAATACATTACAACACCAACGGAACGGTATTTCCAGAACAAGCAGAGTTATGGAGTAAGTTTAAGCAAGTTGAGATAGCATTTAGTATTGACAATACAGAAGCTCGTTTTGAATACGAACGCTATGGTGCAAACTGGCTTGAAGTACAAGACAATCTAAGACGATTTAACGAACTACGCAGTGCTAAGATATCAACACAGTTATGTACTACAATGAACATACAGAATGTCTATTACTTACCAGAAATATGCGATTGGATTTCAACACAGACATTTGATCACATTTACTTTAATATGTTGCATGATCCGTGGCACATGTGTATTAGTAAGATGACAGCACCCGCACAAAAGTTAGTCATTGATAGATTAACCACACACGAGTTTAGTCCTAAACATCGTGCAGAAATGTTGCGTATAGTGAAATTTATTAACAACGGTGAAGGCAGCGACGGTAAAGAATTTTTGCGTAAAATGCAAACTACAGATGAATACAGAGAACAAAGTTTCTTAGATTCACATACTGAGATAGCCAAGGCAATGGGATATGAACGTTAATCAGTTATCGGCTAATGGATATTATATTACAGAAGTATTTAATGAAATACCTAATTTTACATTTACTGTTGATTCAATTCGTGGATTAAGACACGTGCATTACGTAGAAAATATAGAGTTTCTCAATGAGCTCATAACTTATTTTGATATGAGAGAAGTTCGAGGGGTTGAGATTTGGCGAGATTACCCAGGATATGAAAATCATTATCATGTTGATGATTATACTCTGGTAGAAAATATAGCAATATTGTATCTAGGCGGAACTAATACTCCTAATATGGGTACTGGATATATTGAAGAAGACCAAGAATTTCAAATTAATTATAAATTAAATGACGGTCTGGTCTTAAAGAATAGTAAAAATATTTTACACGGAATGATTGGTACGGTGACAGATGTTGAATATAGAACAGCACTTTATTTTAATTGGAAATCGTAATGCAGGAAAACCCTAAGACACTGTGCTTGGCACCCTGGGTACACACGTACCTAAGTCCACAAACTGAACGTCGTATGTGCTGTGCTAGTCGCGAGCCTGCACAAAACTTTACACAGTATATTGATACTAAAGCTGGCACAGGCAAGTACATTCCTATCACACTTGAAGAACACTGGAACGGCGATCATATGAAAAGTGTACGCCGTCGTATGATGGCAGGTGAAACCTTGCCTGAATGTGAAGTATGTAACGACAAATTACTTAATACAGACGTTTACCGTAGTTATTTTGATCAGATGTTCAATGATAAGTATTCTAGTATATGGGACACAACAGACGCAGAGGGGAATACTACTATGCGGCCTGTAAGTTGGGATTATCGTTTTAGTAATCTATGTAACTTTAAGTGTCGCATGTGTGGTGATATGTTGTCTAGTGCGTGGGAATCTGAACAAAGGCAACATAACATGATCAATTGGGATAATCCAAAAAATAATTGGATGCGCCCGGAAGTTAAAAGCGAAATTGAAAAGTTCCAGAGCTCAGTTATTGAGCAAGAGTTCGCTACCGCAGTGGAGGAACATCGAATCGAGGAAGTATATTGGGTAGGCGGAGAGCCTCTAATGTACGAACAACATTGGCGATATATGCACCGCATTGTTGAACTGGGAGATGGACCAAATGTTTACGCTAGATACAATACTAATCTTAGTCGCATCAACTATCGCGGCATCAATCTCTGCACTGATATTTTGGCTAGGCTACGTGACTGGCAAATCTGCGCAAGCCTCGATGGTACGGGAGCAATTGGAGAGTATATCCGAACAGGTCTTGACTATGAAGCGTGGCTTGCAAACTTTCAGGAAGTTGTTCGCGTCTCTACTCACCGTAGACAAGCACGAATAGACTTTACACTTACCCTACCGGGTATGTTCGAACTTCGTAATATTGAGAAGTTATCTACAGAATTGGGCGTAGACATACTTGCTAAAGTAGTCTTTAGTTTTAGCCCGGATATTATCTTGTCGCCCTTGGCCCTGCCCAAAGAGATATTACATCCTTGGATAGATGAACTACTGGTTGGCCAAGACCCTGCAGGACACCTGCAAAATAGCTCACTAAGGGACATATTAATCCAACTTAAAACACGCCCAACCTTTCAAGAACAATATCCAGATACCTGGCAACTAGCTCTTGCTCAGGGCAAACACCGCATGCTACAATTAGAGAGTATTCGTAATGACGAGTTAACTCTTGCTGACATTCTATTAGAAAGGAAACCTGCTTTTGAATGGTATCAATCAATCAACTGTTAAAGTAACCCTGCGTAATCCGTTAGATCACAAGGATCTATTAGATTATTATATTGTACCTGATGATCATCAGCTAGCACAAGATTGGATAACGGCTCTTAAAACTACTTTACAAAATAAAAAACTTGTTGAAAAGAATTTTTGTTTTTTAGGATTCCCTAACACTGCTCGCACATTAGAATATCTATGCGACGAATTAAATTCAGCAGTTGAAACGATCAATCGTTTTGATTTTACGGAACACGGCTTAGATAATTATGTCATTGAAGAATGGTTCCATCCAAACACTGTGCGGTTCCCTGATACATATACGGTTGAAGGCACAGTGATGTCAGCAGACCTTGGTGGCCGCAGACGACATATTGGATTAGAACCTAAGCATACAATATTAAATCAATTGCATAATCATTTTGAACGCTTACAAGGTACAGTGACTGATTTAAGTCCGTACTATAAAGTTGCTGACTACGCAACAAAATATGCTATCCGACAACTAAACATTATTTGTCATGAGATGGAAAATAATATTTTAAGTCAACGCAAAGCATTAGTAAATCCTACATGGATACGCCCAACACAGATTACTACATTTTTAGCTGCAGATCGTTATCCTTTAACTGATGAACATAGACAAGGATTTGTTACCAATGGTTATGATCGTAGATTTGCTCATGTTTATATGCATTGGACTCAAATAGGTAAAACTTACTTTGAAGTATGGCGTGATGAAGGAGCTCCTAGACTAGATTCTACAGTATGCGAAGCAATTACCAATTTAGAGTATTACAGCGGTGAATTTGATGTTGAGTGGGGTAAAGATGTTACAATTGAAATGGAGCATCCGTGGCATAATAAAGAACAGCAACAGTTCAAAGATTGGTTGATTGAAAATAATTTAGATCCCTCCGATGCCACACTTAGTCTAGGATATTTACCTTTAGGACATATAGATCTTCTACGTAGTTTTGGCACTACAGATATGTTTGCAGTATGGAATCAATTGAGTCAACATCTTGATATCTACAGTATTGAAGTTGATGGAATTAAACACACATTTGAATACTGTTGGACTGATGCAGATTATAAGCAACAACAAATTGATATGATGAGACCAGGATATGATTTTAGTAGCCGGGGGTGATAGTTTTGTTTGGGGATTAGAGTTGGCTGATTGTGCTCATTCGGGCCCTAACGGATATAGTCAAAAAACATTCCCAGCCTTGTTAGCACAGGGCATGGACTATCATTGTGTTGCTTATCCAGGCAATGCTAACAGTGCTATTAGTAGATCAGTGATGACGGCATGTGAAATATTGAAAGATGTTGCTGTGTTGGTTAATTGGACATTTCCACAACGTTATGATTTTAGATTTAATTACGACACACTTAAAGAAACATCACCGTGGTACAGCATACATTCACACTACCCAACTGATGAACCATTGGATAATATAAGTAATTCAGACCTAGTAAAAGACTTTGCTCGGACATTTTACAAGCATGTAGGCAACAATGAATACTATGAACTATATTCAACGTTAAAAGAAATATTATTTTTACAATTGTATCTTAAATCTAAAAATATTCCTTATTTGTTTACCACAGCTGATAATAGTTATTATGATCACGAAAATTATCTAAGATCAAAAGATACAGAGTTAGAATCACTGTATAATCAAGTTACATGGAATAATTGGTATTTCTTTGAAAAAGGTACAGAAGCTAATGAAACTCTTGCACCAAGAGGCTTTTATCAATGGGCTGTAGAAAATAAGTACAAAGTAGGTATTGGAGGGCATCCGTTAGAACAAGCACACAGTGATGCCGCAGCGTTAATTAAGGAGAAATTTGATGAATTGGTTACGAAATATATATAATCGTATCAGATTAGAAATTGCATACCGTAAGAAATTAAAAGAACTACGTAAAAGAGATCCATTTATCTACAAATGAAAATTTTAGCAATAGGATGTAGTTTTACTTTTGGGTCTGAATTGCCTGATGATATAGGTGGAACGGCGTATGATAAACTGCCTAGTCAATTGGCTTTCCCGTCAATATTAGGAAAAATGATCAATGCTGAAGTAACAAATTTAGGTTTACCAGCTGGAAGTAATAGCAGAACATTCAGACTGGCAGTTGATCAAACGTTGAAAGAAGACTACGATTTAGTGATTTGTGCTTGGACTGACAATAGCAGAGCTGATTTTAGATATCAAGGTCGAGATCTAGGAACAACATCAAGCAGTACTTGGGCATTCAAAGAATTTCCTTGGATTGAAAATTATTATAAGTATCATCATGACGATGATCATAGTTGGCAAGTGTGGTTAACACAGGTAATAACCTTACAGAATCATTTCAAACTTAAGAATCAAAAATATGTGTTTTTAAGTTTAGATAAACCACTATTTGGTAAAGCAGATATTAGATTTTTACATTTGGTTAAAGAGGTTGATCCTATACATTATCTAGGATGGCCAAATATAGGAATGACAACATGGATGGGCGATTGTCCTAAAGGCCCAAATGGACACCCATTGGAACTGGGACATCAACGAATAGCAGATAAAATCAATGAACATATTAGGCATCTCGGCTGGATTTCATGATGCAGGTATAAGTTTTATCAGTGATGATAAAATCTTATTTGCCGCGCACAGTGAACGTTATAGTAAAGTCAAACACGACAGTGAACTTAATACTAAGATTCTATCTGACTGTATTAGTCAGTATGGTATGCCAGATCAGATCGCCTACTATGAACGTCCTTGGTTAAAGCGTACCAGACAATTATATGCTGGACAATACCAGGACGCATTTAACTTTAAGTCGGTACGAGATACACTAAAAGAAGTAGCACCCTGGGCCAATTTACATAAATTACCTATCAAACATCACTCACATCACCTAAGTCATGCGGCCGCCGGATTCCAAACAAGTCCATTTGATTGTGCTACTATAGTTGTTATCGATGCTATAGGCGAGTGGGACACTGCTAGTATATGGCATGCGTTTTATAACAGCAAAGGTATAGTAGAATATGATAAACTATGGAGTCAGAAGTATCCACACAGCCTAGGCTTGTTCTATTCGGCTATGACACAACGTGCTGGACTTAAACCTTTAGACGAAGAATACATCTTAATGGGCATGGCCGCTTATGCTCCTTATAATGCTAACATGTATGGTGACTTCTTAGAGAATGCACATGACTTAAAGTTTAGACAAAACCTACATGTTGGATGTGATGAATATCATCCAGGTATGACAGACTTTGAGATAGCTGCTAGTGCGCAGTATACATTAGAACAATGCCTGCATCATATTATGTTACGTGCTGAAGAACTAGATAAGACTGGTAATTTAGTCTACATGGGCGGAGTCGCTCTTAACTGTAAGGCCAATGATTTAATTGGTCCATATTTTCAAAATGTTTGGATCATGCCTAATCCTGGTGACTGTGGTAGCAGTCTAGGTGCCGCCGCCTTGAGTTACGGTGGTAAGCTGAATTGGCAGGGTCCTTATCTAGGATCAAACATTCCTGGTGAATATCCTGTTAAAGAATTATTAGATGAGCTAATAACAAATAAGATAGTAGGTGTGGCTAATGGTCGCGCTGAATTTGGTCCACGTGCTCTAGGTAATAGATCATTACTAGCAGACCCACGTGGTGTAGATATTAAAGATAAGGTTAATGCTATCAAACGTCGACAAGAGTTCCGTCCATTTGCACCTGTGATATTAGAAGAATATGTAGACCAATACTTTGATATGCCTGTTGGGTTTAAGACTAGCCCTTATATGCAGGCTGTGGCTTATTGTAAAGATCCGGATAAGTATCCAGCAATAGTCCACGCAGATCGTACTAGCCGTGTACAAACAGTTAGTAAAGATTGTAAGTCAGGTATAAGACAGTTATTAGAAGCCTGGCATATTTGGACTGGTTGTCCTATGTTGTTAAATACTAGTCTAAACATTAGGGGTGAGCCTATGGTCAATGACCGTAGTGATGCTGACCGTTTTGAAAAGTTATATGGAGTTCGAGTATTATCATGAAAGTATTAATTATGGGATTACCTGGTAGTGGTAAAACTACCCTGGCTGAAAAGTTACAAATTGAATTACATAAAAATGGTCCGTGTGAATGGATCAATGCTGATGATCTACGTAAAGAAACCAATGATTGGGACTTTAGTATAGAAGGGAGATATCGCCAGGCAACACGCATGCGAGTTTTAGCTGACAAGGCAGTAGAACAAGGCTTTACTGTTATCTGTGATTTTGTCTGCCCAACAAAAGAAACTAGAGATACATTCAATGGTGATTTAGTTGTTTGGATGGACACTGTACGTCGTAGCGAGTATAAAGATACTAATCAAATTTTTGAAAAACCAACTGAAGACGAGTATAATATTAGAATTGGGGAATTTAACAGCGACGCCTGGGCAGCCACACTAGCGGATCTAATAGAAATTTTAGATGGTGTGCCAGTAACTGAAGAAGAAGAATAATGTATGATATGTTTATCATGGACATGGGAGGTCATGATGCTAATGTTCAAACATTAGCTCAACGTTTTCCACATGCAAAAATAGTCCGCTACTATGATAATCATCTAGATACCATCCGTCGCTGTATAGCCCGAGCCCGCACACCCTGGATCTGGATTGTTGCTAGTTGCTGTGATTACACAGACTTTGATTTTGACTATCGTGCAGTACCATGGGAAGCCTATCAACTACATTGTTGGCATAGTGGCTACGAAAAGTTTGGTGACACGTTCTTAATCAACGTAGATGAATTCAAAAAGCAATGGGATATAGCCATGCTAGAATGGTATAAAGAAGTCAATTGGCATTACCCTGGCGTGCCTAGATTGGCCTGGCCTGTATTAACTACTACATCTGAAGACATTACCACAGAACTTAAACATTATAAATTTGACGCACCCTATGTTTGGTTAAATGAAGCAGTAGATTTCCATCCTCCACTGTGGTCCAAACGTGCCTTTTATAGTTTCAACGACGCAGGTAGTATCAGTATAGCCCCACGTGACATTCAGGCACATTTAGTGTCACAAATCTATGATTATCCTTATATTATCAAGCAAAAAACCGCTGATTTGACACCTAATTTGCTGGATATTATCTACATCAGCAACGGCGAACCTGAGGCAGAACGATGGTATACCCATCTTGCTCAAACTTGTAAGCGTGAGGTTAAACGAGTAATAGATGTCAATGGACGTAGTGCCGCATATAAAGCAGCCGCTGAATTGAGTACTACCCCTTGGTTCTTTGCCGTATTCGCTAAATTAGAAGTTAATCCAGAGTTTGATTGGGCATGGCAACCAGACTGGTTACAAGAACCTAAACATTATATATTCAACAGTCGTAATCCTATAAATGGACTAGAGTATGGGCACATGGGTGTTATTGCTTACAATAAGAAGTTGGTATTAGATACAGATAATCCAGGATTAGATTTTACTCTGAGCAAGGCACATGCTGTGGTTCCACGTGTTAGTGCTGTTGCTTATTACAATACCACACCAGAACTAACTTGGCGCACGGCGTTTAGAGAGTGTATTAAACTTAAAGATGATGCAGAAAAGACAGGTAGTGTTGAAAGTAGATATCGTTTAGATATTTGGTTAACAACTGCCAAAGGCGCCTGTGCAGAATCTAGTCTTCAAGGTGCACGTGATGCGCTGGAATATTACGAATTGGTCAACGGTGATTACACGGAGCTGATGCGGAGCTTTGAATGGGCGTGGTTGAAAGAATACTACTCTAGTAAATACTCTGTTTGATGGCATCAACAATATATTCAACTTCGTAGTCTTCTAATTCTGGATAGATAGGTAAACTTAAACAAGTACGACTAAACTGTTCAGCACCTTCTAATATTCCCACATCATTGTTGACATACGATACTGGATGTAGATGTAAGGGTATAGGATAATGTATTTTAGTTTCAACACCTTTATCAGCTAGATCAACATTTAATATATTACGACTGTGATGGTGTACGACAAACTTACTCCAAGCATGCTCTACATCTGGATCTATAGGAATCAATTCTATATAGCCGTCTAATTCTGTAGTATAGTATTCTGCTATTTCAGTTCTACGCTTTTGCCAATCGTCAAAGTATTTTAATTTAACTAACATCTGGGCACAGTCTGATTCAGACATCTTACTGTTAGTACCTGTGATATTGTGGGCAAATGCTTTACCATTGTCACGCAGACTACGACACATTTCAGCATGATCCGGATTATCAGTTAATATCATACCACCCGATCCGTAGTTGTTTAGATTCTTTGTAGGATCAAAACTTAATATACTGATGTCACCTAGCTTACCGCTGGGCACTCCTTGATAGTAAGCACCAAAACTCTGCGCGGCATCTTCGATCACTGGTATCTTGCCATTAGCGAATATTTCTTGATAGGTTATTAACTGTTCTTGGTCGAGTATGTTGCCAAACAGATTAACATACATCATAGCACTGATATTACTTGCGTGTAATGGTATAGTGTTAATATCCATCATACCACTGATAGGATCTACATCACAGAACACCGGATCATATCCAGCTTCTAATACTGAGTTAACTGTGGCGATATAACTCTGACTAGGGATTAAAACATTATCTAATTTAATATTATCATCTAAGGCACGTAGGGCAAATATCAATGCCTGTGTGCCACTATTAACTGAGACGGCATATTTACGTTCAGTCATCTTGGCGATAGTCTGTTCAAACATTTTAGTTCTAGGCCCATCAAGCACTTGGCCAGAAGCATAGACTAGATCTGTAACATCTAAGATCTCCTCACGTAGATTGTTGTATTGTCTATCTACGCCAAAGAATGGGATTTTGGCTGTACCAATCATAATACCTTTGAAAACCTTGTTCTACATTTATTTGAGGTGTATAACCTAGATCACGCTGTGCCTTCATGATACTTAAACGGCCACGCTTAGGAAAACTTAGGTCACGTGCTGCTACTTCTAAACTACCTTGCCCTGCAATTTGAATAGCAAGTTCTGCGGCGTCTCTGAGATTCCATTGACGATCTTCACTACGTGTGATATTATAGATATTACTATTGGCTCGATCTAATGTTGCGGCAAGCACAATACCTTGAGCAGTATCTTCTACATAGGTAAAGTCTAAGACTTCATCGGGGCCATTTACTTTTAGTGTTTCACCACGCATGGCTTTAGTTACAAACTTACTAACCACACGATCTTCAACGTCCCATTCACCATATACAGCACTTGGACGAATGATAGTGTAATCAAACGCACCTAGACGATGATAGTCTTCTACAAATTTCTCACCCATGAGTTTCATGATACCATATTGGCCTTGCGGCTTGCACGGATGTGCTTCTAATACATCTGTGGTAAAGTCACCGTAGACCATACTGCTGGAAATATAAACAAACTTCTTAACTTTATGTTGTTTGCTTTTTTCTAATAGATTAATTAAACCATTGGACATGACATCACTGGCTAATAATGGATTTTGTTCAACTACTTTTTGTCTAGGAAAGCTAGCCATGTGTATAACTACATCTGGTTTGTATGTTTTGAATATAGTATCTACAAACACACCTTCACGGATATCAATCTTTCTTACTTGCGCATTGATACGTTTAAGGCGACGGTCTATTAGATAAGTTAATTCTTCTTTGGGAATAAATCCATAGTCAGTACAGGTATCGATAACGATACACTCATGACCCTGTTGCTCAAGTATGCGAACAACGTTGTGCCCAATAAACCCAGCACCACCTGTAACTAAAAATCTCACTATCTTCCCCTTCCAGCTGATTTTTTAGTAGGTTTATTCGCAGTAACCTGTGACTTAACAGGACCACCTTTGGAATCAACAGCAGTACCTTTTACACCTTGTTGCTGTTGTTGTTTCTTTTTTTCTAATGCGGCTTTTAGTATGTCATAGGCCATTTTGATTTCCCCATTTTAATTGATAATATGTTATATCTTGCTCAGTTAACCAAGCAAATATAATCACCAGCCACCCATATGATTCTTGATTGGGTCTTACAATAAATTCTAATTGCCTAGTAGAATTCGCATGTAGCCACTTTCCTTGCTCGGTCTTTTCAAACGCGATAATGGGTTCTGCGGCATAGAGTTCAGGATCCTCTACATCACCCATGGGAATTTTGTGTACTACAATTCTTACACTATTGCTTTTCAACAGCCGTTGACCCTGGCCCAAATCCTTGTTTGAATTCAGCCTCAACCCATGCTGTACCATTCCAAATCTTCAGTTGTCCTGTTGGTTGTACGCTAGGGTCATACCATTTTTGGCCAATTGATGGGTTTTCAGGTATAAAATTTTGTGACATAATTAGTTCTCCTATATTATGTATTTACGCTTTTTAATCCCAAAGAGCACGGAAATACTTGCCAAACAAGCGTGTTCCGTTGTCTATACGAGCACTGTGTTTCATGTAACCTTTTTTATCATACTTGCGTGTGTCTTTAGGACTCTTTTTCATTTCGTAAGTTCTGGGCCTACCCTTAGCATCAAGTTCTTTGCTTGGGATCCATGTATAATCACTCTTACCTGTGAAGTATTGTTCTTCCCACGTATCATCAGCAAGTTGTTCGAATGCCCAGATCATTTCGTCCATGATCCAATCCCAACGCTTGAAGTGATTGCCATCAGTGTCCCATGACTCTTTTTTAGCCTTTTGTGCCGCAGGAGTAGTGCTACGTAATCGTTCTGGCACATCTGCATCTTCGGTGTATGGAGCGCCGTGCTTGTCTTTTTTTAGTTGTTTTAACATAGGCAAGATAATAGGAGTTAATGTTGAATCCATGCTCCAGGTATCCCATGGATCAATCTTAACGTATTCAATTCTAGGGTGGACAAAGTCTAAGAAATCTCTCCATAAGCTCATGACAGGATTTAATACTTTAACTACCTTTTGAACCCAGGGCTCATCATAGTCAATCTCACGCCACCAACAGATCTTCTCACAGATGGTATATGGACTCAGCCAATGGTCACGGTATTTGTTTATGTAAACTTTCATTGATGTGTTCCTGTTGTGGGGTCAAATGTTCTTAATCTTAAAGTATAATATTTTTTAGCAACATCTATGATATTTTCTTCAGTTAGTTCTAATGTTTTTTTATCTAAATCCATAAAGAAGCCAAGATCAATTATTTTTTTAGCAACGTCATAATCTTGTTGTTCGTATTCTATCATTTCCATTCTTCTCCGTGCTTGAAAAATCTTAAACTATAATCCACATATTCAGCCTCACTTAAATCTGCGTAGAACAGCACAGTCTTGTGCCAGCTGGTAACTTGATCGTCAAAGAAGTAATCTATCTCAATATCGTTTTCTTCTACCCAACGATACTCATCAGTCTCACTAAAGTGACCAGCACACTGTAAATAGATCTGACGGGCAGTCAACTCACTGGCATTGTTAAAATGTATAGCATGACTAAACAACCTCACACGATGAGGACGTTCATACCGCCATTGGCGCTTTGATTGGTGTGTGACAGTTGTATCCATCTAGTCTAAAGTCCTCCATAGTAAACGTTAAGATGTCTCGGACATCAGGATTAATCCACAAAGTGGGGAGCGGTAAGGGCTCACGTGCCAATTGTTCTTTTACCTGCTCCACGTGGTTCAGATATATGTGTGCGTCGCCGAGTACGTGAACAAACTCACCTGCCTCAAGCCCACATACCTGCGCGATCATATGTGTGAGCAAGGAATAGGATGCTATGTTAAAGGGCACGCCCAAGAACATATCGCAGGAACGCTGGTACATCTGACAACTTAACTTACCGTCTGCTGAGACATAGAACTGCGCAAAACAGTGACAGGGTGGTAAGGCCATTTGGTCTAACTCGCCTGGATTCCAAGCAGACAAAATATGCCTACGACCATATGGGTCTTTTTTGATACCATCAATTAATTGTTGGATTTGATCTACCACAAGTTCTTTCTTTTCCTTAGCCTGCATACCATGTTCGGTATTTTCCCAAATGTAGTAGCTTTCCATCTCTGTAGGTTTACGCCAATGTCTCCATTGGACACCATACACTCGACCTAGATCACCGCTGTAACGAGCTTTTGGCTGCCAATAATCACTGGTAGCATTGTCTGTCCAAATAGTTCGTTTAGATGTGTCTCTGGTACCATGTAGGATTTCACATAGTCTACGTTCATCATTACTGCCTTCAAGGAACCATAAAAGTTCACTTAGACAGGCTTTGAATGCTAGTTTTTTGGTTGTTACTGCTGGGAAGCCTAGGCTTAGATCATAACGCTGTTGCATACCAAAAACACCAATGGTACCTGTGCCTGTGCGATCTTCTCGTACAGAGCCGTTTTCTAAAACAAATTTTAGACTTTTGAGATAGGTTTTCATTTTACTATTATAGCAGGTCTGCTACAACATGTCAACTAGAATATAACACGATTCCACGTTTCGTAGGTGCAGTTATTACCTGGGCGTACACCATAAATGCGGAAACATGCTAGATACCGTTCTAGATCAATACGTGTATCTGTGAACCATGCGCCTTTCATTCGAGTTAAGTAGACACGTTCAACCAATGGTTCAGTAGCATCATACAACTGCTTACCACCAATGATGAACACATCTTGTTTTGGATTTTGCTTTTGGATCTGTTTAATATTATTAACAGCATCACCGGGAACCCAACGTACAAGATGTTGGTATTCTTTATCCACGTGACGACTGCTAACAACATAATTTTGACGATTTGGTAAAGGTTTGGGCATCTTTGGATCGTCCCAAGTGTTACGCCCCATAACCACAATTTGATTCTCAGTGTGTTCTTTGAACCAAAGCATATCTTCACTGTGTTTAGGCCAAGGCAGAGTACCTCTGTTGCCTATGCCACCCATATTGGTACTAGCTAATATGCTGCAGATCATAGGCCTTTTAGTACCCTGTCAGTTTCGGGTTGTACAGTGTCTTTGACTTTGTCAATGTCAACGAAAAAGTCAACTGTCTTGATGTATTGATCAAGTTCATTAAATTTATCGTCTAACATGGCTTCAATTTCATGTGGATCTTGCCCTTCACCAATTAAATCTTTGATGTTGATATTAATAGTAGTTCCATCTATTAACATTACCTGTATTGATTGCAGGACATTAATTGGAACTTCTTTTTTATCAACACCATTGACTATATCTTGCCAGCTTTTTCTTTTATTAAGATTAAGCTTCTTAGCTTTACTAGGCCGCGGTTTTTTTGGTGCTTGGTTTTCTGACATTAGTAGTTTTCTTTGTTGGCGCAAATTGCTTTGCTTCTTCTTTTAATCGTTTAGCTTCAGCTAATAATGTCTTAGCCTGAGCCTCCATTTTTGTAGCTTGATCTAAATTAGCCTTGGCTAAATCAGCATCGCTTAATGCACCACCTGCGACTACAGGTGCAGTTGGTTCACCAACATCGCGACTTGTTGTCTTGCTATTTTTTTCTGGATCACGAAAACCACGTCCTTCATCAATTTTAGCTAGTTTATCAATAGCCTCTTGACCACCTTCCATCTTTCTAAGGATTTCATTTAGTTCATCAAGACGTACTGTTGACTTAGCATTTGGTTGTAAAATGATTTGTTTAGTTTGTACTTTCTTAAGGAATTTACCACCGTGTAATGCTGTAAGTGTATTATTACCATCTGGCATTGTGTTACGGAATAATGCGTCAGCTAATACTTTGGCACCTTGTCCAGCTTGACTTTCTACTACTTTCATAACTTCATCGTGTAACATTGCTGGTAATGAATCGCTGTAAATTACCAATGCCATGTGATCTTCACCTGGTACTGTATTGTAAGCAACTACTACTCGCTTTTCGCCATGACGGCCTACGTGTTTAAGCATTTTCTTTCTCCTGTTTAGCCGCATCTTCAGGTCTAGCAAGTGCACCGCTAGCTTGTAAGAATGTAACTAATTTATTATATAAAGCGCCAACATCAGCTAATTCTTCAGCACGGAAAGCACCGCGTTGTGAACTGAGTTGGATAATTTGCACTACTGTGATCAGGTCGTTTAATGCAAGACCTGCAGGTGCTTGTTCTTGTGCTGGTGTTTCAGCAGTCGAAATTGGTTGTGTTTCTTTCTTGGCCATTTATAAAATTCTCCTTAGGGGACAATTCTATTTAACAGCTAGATGAGAGGTGGAAAAATTTTCTTAAATTATATTAATCTGTGGAAGATATAAGCTGAAATAAGTGGCTTCGCTAGCTAATTCAAAGGCCACTAGTAAGTTGCGATCTATGGGCTTACCACCCGGTGTACGTGCTATATCTATACTACCTACAAAGAAACGTCCTTCTAGGTTTTCGTATAACCAATCTGTAATTTGTTTTTCTGTGGCATATGGTTCAAAAACTACTTGCTCAAAATGAGGAGGGCAATGATGTACCCTCCTCAATTGATGCACGTTTAGGGGATTTGCCTCGCCCAGTTTAAGCATGTTCTTTGCTTAATTCATAGTAGGTAGTGATACCAAACGGTGCTTCGATAGTAGTTGAACCGTGGATAACAAACATAGTATCACAGTAATCTGGGTCACCCCATGATCCAAATGGATAACCGTCTGTGAACATGATGAACTTCTTAGGTTGGATATCGTTCTCACGCATCCATGTCCAGTTAGCTTCAAAGTCGGTACCACCACCACCTAGTGGTTCCCAATCCATGATCTCGTCTAGGTTATCTGCTGTGAATACCTTAGCACCTTCTGCGTATACTTCTGTGTCAAATGACCATAAATGTAATCTAAAGCTGGTATAGCTCTCCATGATACCTTTGACTTCACTAAGGATATCTTTAAGCATAAGTTCAGACATACTACCTGATGTGTCAATGGCTACGCAGATATCAATCTCTTTGTCCCAATCACTACCGGGCATGATAGCATCCATATCCCACCCTTTACGGCTAGCTTTGGACCAAGTATAATCAGTGCGTAGAGTGCTTTGGATCTGTTGCTGTAATAGAGCACGCCAATCCAATTGTGGTGCTGTTAGATCTTTGATCATACGCTTAACACCACTGGGCAAGTTACCTGCACCTACTGTTTGTGCCGCAGACATAACAGCTTCTTTAATCTCATCACGTATAGCTTTCTTTTCTTCTTCACTTAGTTTAGGGCGGCCTTGACCTTCTTTCTTTTCGTCGCCGTCTTCGCCCTCACCACCCTCGCCCTCACCGTCTAAATGTTCGTCGAGTAGTTTATCTAATAGATCGTCGATGTTGATTTTCTCTGCATTTTTGTATAAGTCATCATATACTTCTTCGGCTGACCAACCTTTGTACTTGGGTTCGTATAATCCAACTGGAATACGTTCACCAATACGTTGATCTAATAGGTCTTGATTAACACAGTAGTCATCAGCGATATTCCATAACTGAGGATCACGTTCACCACGACGACCCATATGATCATAGACACAATGTAATACTTCATGACCCATAAGGAATTCTAGCTGTTTAGCTGGCATTTTCTTAAGGAATTCGCTGTTATAGTAGAACTTACGCCCGTCAGTTGCGGCAGTTGGACACCATTCATCAGCATTGACTAACTGTAACCTAGTTGCTAGGTTACCAAAGAAAGGTGCTTTAAGTAATAGGGCAATACGAGCACCAACAATCTTTTCTCTGACTGCACGATCTGTTTCTAGATTAGTTTTAACACCTACATAGTTTTTGGCTTTAGTAGTTGTAGTGCCTTTTGTATTTGCTTTTGCCATTTGTCTAGTCTCTTTCTCACTGTAATATGTATATTATACACTCAAATTGCCCAAATGTCAAGTTACAGTAAATGTAACTTGACTAGGACCTATTCAATTACGCAACAGCTTGAACGATATACTTACCAAAACGTTTATGGAACTCATCAAACGTTTTAAGTTTGCCAGGAACAAATGGTAAATTGTAAACAGTAAGGGCTACCCTAGCACCCATGACAGTGAGTTCTGTAGTAAAGTTCTCCATCATAAACTTGAAGAAGTTATCTACTTTCTCATGCCAGGCATCCTTGTTAGTTTCTTTACCGTTAAGATCTTTAAGTTCATAGCACATACTCACAGTTAATGAATACATAGCTGAGATTTCTTTAACTTTAAGTTCTTTAACTTTACCATCTAAGATGTCACGTGGATTAGGCATCTGACCTGCTACTTTACGATGCGCCATAAACTTAACCGCGGTACCTTCACCAACTGTACCTGCTACCAAGTCTGTTTCTACGCTAGCTGGTAAGTTGTCTTCAAGCAATTGACTAACGAAAGTCCAGCTACGTGGTGTTGCAAACGCACGACTTGAACTCTTAGGATCAAAGTCAAACAGGTCCTGTTTAGCAAATGACACGTAACCCACAACGTCTTTATGTATGTTGTTGAGCACTGCCCATTTTTGCCATGCATCAAAGTCTGGACGCATTTCTAAATGGACGAAACGATTGCTTAGTGGGCTAGGCATCTTGAATGTAACACCTTTGTCACCTTCTCTGTTACCTGCGGCAACCATGACCACATTGTCTGGTAATTTGTACTTACCAACACGACGGTTAAGGATTAGTTGATAAGCCGCAGATTGCACACTAGGTGCCGCTGAATTCATCTCGTCAAAGAATAGAACAACCACTGGGTACTGACTAGCAAGTTCTTCACTTGGCAAGTCAATTGGAGGTGCCCAATCCATTAAGCCTAGTTCTTTATTGTAAAAAGGAATACCACGGATGTCTGTTGGGTCCATTTGTCCTAGGCGCAGGTCAATCATATGACCACCCATTTCATTAGCAATACCTTCTACTAATTCACTCTTGCCAATACCTGGAGGACCCCATAAGAAAACTGGACGTTTCTTATTGAAACATTGTACTAGGGCTACACGTGCCTCTTCACTTGTAACGGTACGATTTTCGGTAACTGCCATTTGTCTAACCCTCTCTTAATTAACGATAACACGACTATTATACACTCAAACTAACCAATTGTCAAGTTAAATTTTACCCTTAGATTTTAAGTAGAATAGGTACCAAACCACAGCACCCCCAAAGAATGCGCCTAGAGTAAAAGCCCAGGCATAGCACAATATGTATTCGATCATGTTAGATCCTAATGTAGATAATCTGTTAAGGGAATATAGGCAATCTTACCAGCTTCTATACGAGATTTCATAATATCAGCCATGGCATAAATGCCTTGTATTACTTGGGTAGCATCAGCACGATCTATATCGTTGGCATCAGTACCCCAAATTGCATCAATAATCTGTTGTTCTTCTAGTGTCATGTGTATAATTATAGCATCTTTCTAACCAAAAGTCAACCAAAATATAGATAATTTTAGGGTTTATTGACCCAATCTTTATCCCACATATCTGCGTAGGGATCAGGAGTGTTTTTATCCGCTTCTCGTTGCTGTTCAAAACGCTTGCGGATTGCTTCAAAACGTTGATCACGTGGAATACGATAAACAGGCCTAGGCGGTCCCATTTGCACTACTTGAGTTTTTTGTGAGGATTGTTCTGCCTGGGCAGATGATATCATTCCATCTGCAGAATGCATGCCTATTAAAGTGGCTAGGTACTCAAACATCTTTACTATCTATTAGTTCTTTAAGATGCGGCAAATTACCAGCCTGGTCATTACCCTGTACCCATCTATGCAGATTAGGCAAAGTATAACTGCGTATTGCACGACCCACTGGGTCGTCGTTTGGATACTCTTCATTGGCCATGGCTATGAGAGCATTAAATGCCATTTTTAGATGATAATCAAATTCGTCAAATTTTGAAGCCATAAAACTAGTATAGCATCAACTGGCTAGATTGTCAAGATATTGTTGTAGATTTGAGCCATGTAGGGCTAGCATTATACTATCTTGTTCTCCAAACACGTAAATGCTGGTATGTGTGGGTATGTAATACGGGCTAGTAAAATGTTTTTCCAATTGGATATAAGCACGTGTAACCAATGGAGTGGGTAGTTTGAATTGCCAACTTTTGATATCCTTATTTTTACTCAGCATGTTAAATGCTGGCCGTGTTAACCGCAGACTATCTGGGTTTACAGGATTGTGCCACCAGCTGGCTGGATTGTCATAGCGTTGATAGCGCAGTCCAAGTTTGGGATCGTTGGTAAAAGGGTTAAGTTGATATTGTTGAAATTGATCCTGCCATATGACCTGCAATGATTCAGCAGTGCGTGCCATGACTAAGGGTAAATCTTGTCACCGGCTTTGAGTAGTACCACGCTAAACTTATCACACTTGAATAAGGTGTTTAATTTTTTAGCTAGGTTAATTGCATGACCAGGGTTACTGAAACTAACTTTTTTATATTTAGGACCTGGATACGCTACAAGTATGTTCTGTGTCTTAAGGTTAATAGGTTGGCCATCGTAGAACACTGCCCAGATACCCTCGCTATCTAAGATCTGATCACTCTTGTAATTTGTTTTGTTAACGTGTTCTAATAGAACCGTTGGTTTTGGTCTTGACATAATATGTGTATCTCCACATATTATTTATGCCAATTATCAGAGTATATAATTAGAAATTACCACCACCAACATCGATGTTGATAACCTCTTCTTTCTTGTCTTTTTTAAGTTCAACTAGGTCGTTGATCTTGGTCAGTAATTCAAATATCTCAGCTTGCAGATTACGTGCATCTAATGCCGTTAACGTAAGGTCTCTAGCATTGGTCTGATTCATCACCTGTACACGGTCATTAAACTTCTTCAGATGCATACTTAATCGATGTTCCATGTAGAGCTCCATTGGCAATACGCAGGTTTTCCTGCATTTCTTCTAAGGTCTGATATGGACCAGCATAGGGATACCGATTTAACGTGATTAGTTTAGGACAATATGATTTAACCCAACCGTTGTTAAACTTAACAATATAATAACCAGCACAGAAGAAACTTTTGCTTTTAGTACCTTTAGTAAACACTGGTAAGCGTTTAGGTACGTCCCATAATACATTGTTAGGTTTATGCTCACAGGGATATCCATACACATCATTGCCTTCTGTGATGATACGCTTAGGTGGCGCCTTGTCTACAATAATGTTGTACTTGTCACTGAGCATTTTCAAACTAGGGAATTGTTCACGAGTCTGATCATGTTGATAAACTACCCCTTGTGGGTTGGTCATGATAGTACCAATTTTATTGTTGTTATCATCTTCAACGATCCAGCATTTATTCTTAACGATGGCTTTGGCTAATAACATTATCATTGGACCTCCGCAGGAGTCTGAGTCCTGACAAGTTGCGTGTAATTTACATTCTTTTTTATCATAGTGCTGTGGCATAGGTAATAATCCCTATATAAGTTAAGTAATGCAGTGCTTGATCTGCACCAAGCCATATCCAGAACTGACGATCTGCTGGCGTAAGTCCCTTGTTCAATTGTTGCTTAAAATAATCTATATGATAATGTAAGACAAAGTCTGCGAAGGAAAGTGCGATAATATCATTTGCGTTATCACAAAAGAACACTAGAATTAAAAAAGTAAAACTAGCATGGACTATGGCGTGATGTAAGCCACCAATGGCACCATAGATACCTTTTTCCCTGAGCATGTAGTCATACTGCATCAAGAAATCAGCGATGAAATGCTTGATGCCAAATAGTGCCAGTAAGATGAAAACTGTTGCGTTCATTATTTACTCTCGTATCGATCTAAAATATTAATTGTAACGTTTTCTTTTTTGCCTTGCTCTAACCAACCTGATAATAGACTACTCATATATCCACTTAGTCCGTATGCACTCTTGTGACATACGTAGGTACTACCACTGTAGCCATCAAATTCCCAACGGTCATCTAGTTCTCGTTCTGCTGTGTTGCCACTGTTGAGCTTCCAACTATCACCATCTAAATATCCACCATACCAACCTGCAAATACTTTTTGGATCGTTTCATCCGGTGCTACAAATTCTAATACTACCCAACGTTCTGGAGTATAGCCTGACATATCAGTTCCTATCTATAAAATACACTACGGCTCTTAGGAGTTTCCCACCAATCAATGCGGTCAACTGTTACATTTAATTTTTTCATTTTAGCATCTACTAACTCTGCCATCCAACTGGATAAGTTTTCACTAGTCGGAACAAAGTCTACTACAAAGAACCCTTCAAAGTATTCATACTCTGGTGTGTTGGGTTCTAATCCACCCAAGTCAATTTTATATCCTGCTACTACATCTGTCTCTGGAATAGTCACTGGATACAATACACTACCGCCAAGTAATTGATCATATAATGGATCACTACGATCTACAATAAACTGATGATCAATATGTTCGTTGATCCATTTCTTCAACCATTCAAGATGACGGAAGTCTGTTACCATACCAGTTGGATCTAATTCACCACTTGGGCTCTTTAGATAAACCTGCATCTTCCCTTCATGTCCATGTAGGTGACGACAAGCACACTTTAAGTCTGCCGCATACTCACCATTTAGTTTCTGTGTCCAAACTCTGTGTCCATAACAGAATTCAAATGTTTTATCAATTATATGTGCCATCTATTTCTTTTCCTCAATGTAGTGTTTGTTCCAGTCATACTGTGTTTCCTGATATGTTTTGTTTTGATAATGACTAGGGCCATCATAGTATTCTAGACCAAAATGGCGCCTGATGTTCTTTTGATCACCCTGACTACCACAGATGTCAGCACAGCGTTCACCAACTAGACGATAGAAATGTTCAAGATTATCTGTTACGGGTAATCCTGCTTGAGCTGCTAATCGATCTAATTCTTTAGTCATACTATATTATATTTAGATTTTTGATAAATGTCAACTACTTTTTTGGACGTAATCGTTTAATTAACTCAAGAATTTCTTGATCTAACATTAATCCCAATGGTTTAGAGTCATCCGGAACACTACTAAGACCAATCGTTTCTTGATTCTTCAATGTTGCTAAGAAATCATCTGCACGGGTAGTACCTACCCATATATCAGCCTCTTGATCTTTTTTACGAATCGTCTCTAATGCTGACTCTAAGGACTTTGAATCTGTGTATTTACTTGCATTTAATATCACGGTTGGGCGCATTTCATTCTCTTGACGAGCACGTATCATGCTGAGTATGTCCACGGCACGGTCTATGGTTCCATTAGGTTTAGTTGGATCATCGTCTTGGGTTATACTCCAATGCCTGGTTGGGCCGTCGGTTGGTCTGTTGTTAAGTTGGTCCAACATGGCTTTTAATTTACTAGTGTTGATAGTTTGTGCAGGATCAAATGGTTCTTCTTCATCGGGTTCGTCCTCATCACCAAACAAATCATTTGGGTCACTTTTTAAGAACCAGGCATCGATCCTAACATCCGTAGCCTGTACGTATTCCCAATCGCTGCCCTCACTATATTCTTCTGTGTTTAACATCGCTCCGTCGGTAGAGTCCATCTCCACAGCATAGGTCAATGGGTTACCCCATGGGTCCGTTGTTTCAATGATTTGCCAGGGTGCGCCTTGGTAATTGAAAAATTTGTTTGCCATGTTAGTTACCTCCCATATGGAATGTGCTGTATTCCTGGGTGGTGATTTCTTGGCTATTGATCGGATGCGCTAGGTATTCGAGTTGTTCTAACTCGACTCGAGTTTTAAGATAGTCATTGGTGTTGATTTCTGAGCACCAAGAACTTTTACTTTTAGTGCCATCCTCAACAGTATATATTTCTACAGTCTGCGGAAATGCGGGTTTTTGTGTTGAATAAACTTTTATTCTTGTCATATTATTTTTGTCCTTATAGTTAATAATATGCCAACCTGACGTTGATCATGTCTATCGAGTGATATCATAACCTACCATTGCCACATGCTGTGACGCTGGGCTACCTGTCTATTGTGTTCGCTTCTGACTTGTGTCAGGGGCCGGGTAGATACTCCGGTTGGCTAGGAGTTGTATTACTTAATTATACAACTAAACTGTTGAACAGTTCAACTATAATTTCTATTTAGTTTTGCCAAACTGCTACGAGGTAATTATGAGATTACTAAATTTGTTGATAAAATGCCTCCATGCTTCCATATTTTTCAATAATAGTAGCCCGACGAGTTTCGGCACGCTTGGCGATTTGTTTGGGTGTTTGCTTTCGACCTTTCCCTGACGCAGACATTTTTTTCCGAGTTTCGATAGATGCTGTTCTTCCACTACTTGCTCTGCTAATAGCCTTACCTGTAAGTTCTGCTCGAATCTGCCTCATCTTCTCTAACGTTGTTTTGCTTAAAGATTTGTGCCCTTTGAACCATATATTAGTTAAGTTCTTGGATAATTTTGATGTGCTTATTCCGGTATCTTCTAACTGATTTAAGATGACATTAGATAGTTCTGCTAACGTAGTTGCCTTTGTTTTGTTCTTGATCATAAGATCGGCAATGATTTTATACGTTCTATCATAATATTCTTTTGGATATTTTTTGTAGATGTCCTTAGCAATTCGTCTGATGGTTGCTTGGTCTGTTCCATATTTTTCTTTAATAATATTTCCAAATTCTTGAAAAATGGCACCAAAACTTGGTTGTCGAGCCATACAAGTATCTACAATATTTCTGATATCCTGTCGAACTACTTCAGCAAGTTCTACTCTTTCAATTTGCCAATTAATTGCCAACATCATATTTTCGTCTGACAGTAAGGGGTGTTCTCCGTTAATAATCCGTCTTAAACTAACATCACTTTTGAATTGACTAAAAAAATCTTTATACTGTCCTTTAATATCCTTCTTCATTTGATTAATGATTTTCCAGGTAGGTAGATACCCTCTCCGTTCCTGGTCCATTTTAATCCAACTAATAATAATATCATTCACCACACCACCAAACCTATGATATCGTCCTTCTTTGATATAGGTGTTAAAACTATTAGCAAAAAAGTCAGCACTGACTTCGTCATAGTAAGATAAAACATCTGTGCCGGCTTGGCGAGACATTTTCTTACCTTTAGGAATGTTGCGGATTTGCTTAAAAATAACTTGTTCAGTGATCTCATCAACACCTACTTCTAACGCTTCTCCTACATGCTTGACACGAGCAAACATGTCATTGAAGTGGTTTTCTTCGTCTTTGAGGAAAAACTGAACAACATGGTTAATAGATTTACTACCATCACCAATCCGGCTACCGCGATTCACGTCTTGATAGATACGAATTTCACTGTGCGTGGGACTGATAAACATATTGCTGTCAATCCAACCGTTTTCTGGATCCCAACCTTCGCCAAGCAAACGGCAATGAATAATAAAACTGTCTTCAAAAGTATCGGGAATAGCACTTACTTCTTTCAACAATTTTACAGTAGAATTTTCTTGTGTATCCGCTACCATCACTTTTGCCTTGAGCAAACGACGATACACAGGATTGTTAGAATGAGCAAGTTCCTTAAGAAGTTTAGGACGAATTGCCATAATAAACTTAGCAAACTCCTGACACTCTTTAATAGAGTTCAAAGTGAGTTTGGTATGATTGCGTTCACTATATTCAACACGGAATCGTAACAAACTATCAACTGCCATAAACCAACTCATAGGTACAACAATATCAGTGTCTTTAAGTTTGATTAAGGGCTGTCCGCCATTTTCAAGTCGTTCGATCCAATCTGTTGGAAAACTATTGTCATCGTAAACATAGTTTAATAAAACTGTCTTACGCTTGTAACCAAGTTTTACTGCGGTCTGTTCGTCTAAGTCTTTAACTTGAATATCACAGAATGCAGGATCGTCCATACTATAAGTAGCACCAGATCCACGAGCCTTACGCTTGTTGGCACTAGTCATCAAACGAATTTGAATAAGGCAAGCGGCGTCGTTAAGTGAAGCGGTCCAAGTGGAATAATCCGGTTGAATCATGTGATGGACTTCGTCAATGTGCCCAAAGTAGAAACTTTTCTTCTGACCTTTCATTACTTTGGCAAGTCTATCGTAACTATGAACAGTAGTATGAACCCACACTGTTTGGTTTTGAATTTCGCGTAGAAACTTTACAAATTCAATCTTATTAACAAACACCTTTGCCATAGAACGGATGGCTTGTAGTTCTTCTGTATCCTTTGCGGCTTTAGTAACATCGCCTGCGTAGATAACATGGATCACATTGTCAATATTACCCAAACCGATATCATGATGAATATGTTTAACAAGGTTGCCCTTCAAAACAGTCAGCGTAGGATTGATAACCGTGTTAATAGGATGTGCCTTCTTGTAGTTCCAACGAGACTCAAAAATCATATCGTAAGCCAAGCGAGGAAAACTACCTTTGCCAGAAGCCGCTGGCCAGTGTTGAAAGATACGAGTAAGTATTTTGTTAACAGGAGTTTTGGTAAACTTTTTGTCAAAGTCTGCCTGTAGTTCCAACATTGCTTGCTCAAAGAACGGCACAGCTTCTCCAGGCAAACATTCTGGTCGCAGAGTCATTGGCTCGTAAGTTTTCTTTACTTGACCCTTGATATATGCTTTAACTGTGTCATAGACTTCTTTAGTGATCCATTCTTCTTGGAACATGAAACCTGCTTCGTCGACCCATTCTGTAACAGCATCTGAAGTACGACGAGCATTTGTAGCAAAGATAAGTTGGTCAATACCAGTTTTGTTGATAACTTGTTGCTTATTAGCAACAAGTTTTAAGTTGATAGATTCTTTTTCATCAAACCATTTAGATTCGTAAGCAACGGCACGATTTTGGTAGACATTAATAACATCACCGCCTAAACTACGCTTGCCTTTGAGTAGGTTTGTAAAACGATATTTTTGTGCGATGTGTGCTGGCACAACATCTTCACCAAGCCAGTATGTATCACCTGGCAGGGTAGCTTTAAGATACAGAGCAACATATTCTTCAAATAATAAACGACCTCCCTGGACTTCAAGATCTTCCCAAAAATCTAAATGATTTTGATGTTTATTAAGTAGTTGTTTTAACAAAGTTTGATACTTTCTAATTATTAATATAAAGCTATTATAGCACCATTTTTACCAAAAGTCAACCAAAATTACTGGCTCAAATTATCCAAATATTGCTGTATAGTAGTTGCTAAGTCATTGATTTTATTACTTAAAATTAGATATTTTTAGCTGAATCTAATATACTTTCCAATTTGGCTTGTCGTTCTAGCAGTTTGAAAAACAATACTAGGGTATTAGCCGCATCTACATCTGCCCTGTGTGCTTTACCTTTGAACTGTAGCTTAAAGTAGCCCATAGCACTTGCTAGTCCACCACTGGGTGCTTTACCTCTGGTCAGCATCAAGTATGTGTACCAGGTTTTAACATCGATCCAACGACGGCCAAAATGCGGGAAATCAGCATGATTTTTGCAGAATTCTGCCAATAATTCCACACTATCACCACCGCCCCAGGTCACTGGGTTGACAAAGACCTTATGCTCACGTATCAGTTCACCTAGCTCACGGGCAACATGTTCATGACTATATGCTTCTGCACGTATGTCAGCATCAGTTATACCTGTGAGATCATTGATAAATTCACTGATAGGTTCCTGTGGGTCTATGTACCATTTACGGACAACATAGTCTTCAAAGCGTGTGTTCTTATCACCTATGGCTACGCCAACCTGTATGATCTTGCCACTGGGTTGGTTTAATTCTAGATCTAATGCTAGGAACTTGCCATCTGCTATCATGCATAATCTTTCTGTGGGTAACTAGCAGTAAGCCATTCGGCCATGCTACTAGCATTCTCACTCAATTTAACTAGGTCATATTTTCCACAAAATTTTAAGAACTGAGCACCCACCATTGGAACATTTTTAGGTACTTGTCCGTTGGCTATGGTTTCTGCTATCTTGGCTTTAATCTCATCTGGTTGTGCTGTTAGATCAACTAGGACACGATTGCGTTCGTAGTCATCTAACACACGATGTTCTACACCGTTATGATCGACCCAACGCTGTAACATCATGTTGTTCCAATTATACCCTTTCTTATCTTTGTCACTATAGGCTTCTTCAAGACCTACTTTGTTCTTACTGCCTTTGGTGCGCACGCCTGGAAATGCGGAAAATACATTGTCTGTAGGATCACCACGCATACACTTTTCAAAAAGTATAAACTTAGGATCAGGAATCTTCTTAGGCTCTTTGGTCTTTTTATCTATGACAGGTTTGCCTTTCTTATCAAAGATACCTTCTATGGTATGAAGCTCGTCGCTGATACCGTTGTATTGATTAACGTTATCATTGAGTAGCTGATAGAAATCAGTGTCACTGCTAACGATAGTATGATGATCGCCAGGATGAGCTTGTATAAATCCAGCGATAAGATCATCTGCTTCGAGTTCATTGTGTTGAAGTACTGTGCAATTACTTTTTTCTGCTATGAATGTTTTGAGCGTATCAAACGTTTCCCAAAATAATTTGTCTTCTTCTGCTTCGCTGTCAGTAAGTGCCGCACGTGCTACGCTACGATTTTTCTTATAGGGTTCATAGAAGTCTTTGCGCCAACTGCGTCCTTCTAAACAGAATATAACATGATCAGCCTTTTGATCACGGAATGCTTTGTTTACTGATGCTAAGGTCACATGTATAGCAAAACCCAGCTTGTCCCAAGTATCACTTTGGCGATGTGCTGAATGTCGGGCTCTGAAGAATGTGTTTGCTGTGTCAACTAATAGATATCTCATTTAGTTATTATACTTTCTTAAATCAAATTTGTCAAGTGGGGAAGTAAGAATTCAGCCCAGGCGCGATGTGCGTCCGCACCAAAATGGTAACTGTTTGGATTAACTGTATTATACCCATGGGCCTTTAACCAATGATAGTATGTACCAAGATCGTTATATGGATCGATATAGCTATTGGACCAATCTACTGGAGTAATAGAAGAATGGTTAAATGAATGGAATGAATTAAAGAACAAGTGCGGTATATTTTGGTTAACTAGTTCCATATGGAAAGCATGGATTTTATCATGCTGTTCTTTGGCTTTGGCTATCGGATTAGCACCAATTACCCAAGACTTATATTCTTGTTCAACATGCTTGGGCCAATCACTGATTCTACGGCCAGCACTGAATTGGTAATAATAGTCATCAATAAGGAATTCTTCACGTTCCCAAGTTGACCAACCAATAACAACTGCATCTGGCTTTTCTGTTTTGATATAGTCTTGGGTGGTACGGATTATGCGATCGTTACTGCTACCGCTTTCTGCATCGCAGTGCAGGATAGCAAAGAACGCATTGGCTAATAAACAGCCATAACTAACCTTTTCATTGTCTGGATGTGGAACTTTGCCTAGAGCGTGATATAATGGATCATCCTCTGCGAATGCATGAGAGTTAATTGCTTCAGCACCAGCCGTATGGCTGTCACCATTGACGTACAGGATCAACTTACTTCCGTTCTGCCATTGCCTAGATCACGACGGTTATTTTTACTGCGTACTTCTGGGTCGGCTTGTTCTTGTTCGTAGATTTCTAATACTACATTCTGACATACACTACGGAACCAATTGTCTACAATATCTTGATCCGTTTTACCCTGATAGCCAGCTTTGATTAACCGTGCTACAAAGAAGTCATTCCAATCAAGTTCAAACGCACCGTTACTGACATTCTCTGGATCAACTTCCATACTGAGTATTTCTACCCATGGTTCACTAGCAAGAGTGGCTAGTTCTTTAGGAGTTTTCTTAACCTCTTTCTTAGGTTCTACCTTTGGTTCTTCTTTTTTCTTAAATAAATTTTTAATTTTATCCAACATTATATATTACCCCTACCTAATTCTTGATCCATATTAAACTCCATATACGCTTCATCTATCAGATATGAATGTGCTATTAGATTAACATATTCATCCCAACATCCTTTAATTAATTTCCACATATTAATCCTTGAATAAATCTACTGCTTCCCAGGGCAAATAACTCTTACCAAAATGTCCATAGTTAGTAGTAGAACTATAGATTGGGCGGAATAATTCAAAACGATCGATGATACCCTTGGGTGTTAGATCAACATTTTTACGTATCCATTCGATACTGTCAACGTCAACCCCTTGATCTGTTTTAACAAACAAACTAGTAGGTTCTTTAACACCAATGGCATAACTGATCTGCACAGTTGCTTGATTAGCACGACCACTGGCTACGATGTTCTTAGCTAGATAACGAGCCATGTAAGCCGCACTACGATCCACTTTGGTAGGATCCTTGCCAGAGAACGCACCGCCACCATGTGGGCAACTGCCACCGTAGGTATCAACGATAATCTTACGTCCTGTAAGTCCAGTATCACCATCTGGTCCACCAATAACAAAACGGCCAGTTGGATTAATTAAGAACTCTGTACGATGATCAATTAAGAACAATGGAACAATAGCACGGATCACTGATTTTACCACTGCTCTAACTTCTTCAATGTCTTTGTCAGCATCATGTTGTGTGCTACATACGATCTTATCAATACGAATAGGTAATCCTTTACTGTCGTATTCAAGTGTAACCTGCGCCTTAGCATCAGGCCCTAACCAAGAAATGCCTTCTTCTCGTACAGCTTTTAGAGCTTTTAGAATCTCGTGACTCCAATAAATTGCCGCAGGCATGTAGTCAACTGATTCTTTACAAGCATAACCAAACATAAGTCCTTGATCACCAGCACCAAATGTGTCTGTGCCTAGAGCAATGTCTGCACTTTGCCCATGTAGTAAGTTTGTGATTTCTACCGTACGCCAATCAAAGCCCGCTTGTTCGTAGCCAATTGTTTTGATAATATTTCTTACAGTTGTGTCAACTTCTGCGGAGTCCAAATTACCTTTATATTCACCTGCTAGGACCACACGATTAGTTGTTACTAATGTTTCGCAAGCACAACGGCTAGCGATGTTTTCATCGCGCATTACCAGATCTAAAATTCCATCACTGATAGCGTCCGCTACTTTATCTGGATGGCCTTCTGCTACACTTTCACTTGTAAATAGATATCCCAATTATTTTCCCCAACTGTTACCCCAAAGATCAACATGTAATCTTGGGCTGTAATAATAACCACGACGCATAGCTTCATCAGCTACGTTAAATTTGTTGCCGTTGTAAACACTTACAACACCGCCTACTGGCATAATGTATATAACGCCTTTGAACTTGGCCTTCCTGTATTCTGATACTGCACGATCTACTTCGTCAAAGTCATTGGGGTTTTCAACTACAAACTTGAGATATGTTGTACCTACACGCTCATAGCTCTTAACAATCTCAGGTTTAATTGCGTCACACCACAACTCACCCGACGCACTTAGTTTAGCACTTACACTGAATGTTATCTCACGACTGCCACGATTCCATAGTTTCAAGTACTTGGCAAAGTCTTCATGTAGTTCCTGGGTGCCATTGGTTTCGAACGTTAAGTTCTTTAGGTTATACATATCCTTATGACTTAACAAGTCTGGATAAGCACGTTGCCAACC